CCCCCCCCCCACCCGCCAGCCCGCCAGCACCCCGCCGCCAGCCCAACGCCAGAGGGGTCAGATTCTCCACCTAACGGGATATGGCTTTAGGCTTAGGGCTTAGACCTAGAGGGCTAGAACTCGCCTTATCTATCCCCCTGCCCCCTTCCTTCTCCGGCCCGGCCTCGGCCCTCTCCGGCACCGCGGCCGCCCCGATGAGCAAGGTACTGCCCCCCGGGGGCGGGGCGAATGCGGGTTCCGAAGCCCCAAAAGTTTTCTAGGTGTCAATTTTTTTGAAGGGCTTCCGCCCTCCGGCCCGAAAAATAAGGGGGCGGGTCAAAAATTTCAGGGATTTGGGCACCATGGCGGTGGCGGCACCGGGATGGTGCATACCATATTGGTGGAGCCAACAAAATGGTGGCTGCTTACAATTTGTAAGCGGCTGATGATTTGTCGGTGCCGCCAAAACATCCCGACAGCGATCCTGTTGAGGTCAACAAAATCGGGTGGAACCATCTTGCCGGGGGCGGTAAAATGGGAGCTGTTCACAGAATATTTACAAATGACCCCCTAAAACCAGCCATTTGTGGCAAAAGATGAGACACTATGAGACGTTTTTAGTGGTATAATTGGTACAGTGGATTTATGAAAGAAGCCCCACGGTGGAAGCACCGAGGGGCTTTTCTCATATCCGGGTGTGCCGCAGGACCGGCGGCACCACATAGATGCTCTGTCAGACTTTCTGTCTGGCAGGGCATTTTTTATTGCTCAAAAAAACGGAGGGGTCATAAATGGCAAGGCGAAGCGATGAGCGAGAAGCCGCCCGCGCTGAGTACATGGCCCGGAAGAAAAAGGGCGGCGAAGTCAATCTCCGGCAGCTGGCGGATGATCTGCACCTCAAGTACGATACTGTCCGGCGGTGGAAGTCGAAAGACGGGTGGGATACTCCCACCGACAGGAAGCCCGGCGGACAACCGGGAAACCAGAACGCCGCGGGCAACTCCGGCGGCGGGGCACCGGCGGGCAACCTGAACGCCGAGAAGGACGGTGCCTATTCCCGAATTTTTTTTGATAAGCTCACCCCGGCGGAACAGGGAGCCTTTGATGATGCACCCCGGAACGGCGTGGAAGCCCTGCAGCATGAGATGGGTCTTCTCAAACTGCGGGAGCTGAAGATTCTGGAAAAGATCAAAGAGTACGAGGACATGGACCCGGACACGCTGATAACATCCAGCGTGCTGGATATGCGTGTTCCGGGCAAGACCGGGAAGGGTGGCAAGAAGGAAGACGGCAAGGTGCAGACCATGGGAATGTACAGCCGTGATACTCCCTTTGCCCGCATTCTGAAATTGCAGGATGCCTTGTACAAGACCCAGGGGCGCATTGCTGCTGTTGCGGGTGCGCTGCGGGCGGCAGAGGAAGCCGACCGCCGCATGGAACTGGAAAAGCAGCGGTTGGAGCTGCTGCGGATCAGAGCAACGGGCGAAGTGCCGGAGGACGGTGACAGAGATGGCCTTGTTCACGACTAAGGGAATCGCGGATTGCCTGAACCTGACGGAACGCCGGGTGCGGGAACTGCGGGATGAAGGAGTGCTGACCGAGGAACGACCGGGCATTTTCAACCTGAAAACAGTGGTGCGGCAGTACGTCGCCTACAAGACCGGCGGCACCAAGGACGACCAATCCCGGTTGGCCGCTGCCCGGGCGGACCGGGAGGAAACCCGGGGCAAGATCGAGAAGATGAAGATGGAGGAAGCCAAGGGAAACCTCCACCGCACGGAGGACATCGAGAACGGCTTGAAGACCGCCTTTGCAAATTTCAAGGACAGGCTGGAAGCCATCCCGACCAAGTATGCGGACACCATGGCCCAGCTGACCGACCCGGCGGATGCCAGTGACATCCTGCGCAAGGCCATCCAAGAGGCACTGGTGGAACTGTCTGATCCCGATATTGCCCTGCAAGCACCCGAGGGGGAGGCTGCCGAAGATGAGCAGGAAGAATAAATGCCGGGGCTGCGTATGGGGCACCCGGCTGAACGAGATCACGGCGTTCTGCCCGTTCCGGCAGTGCGTCAAAAAGGGAGGCGGCGGCAATGGCGATGATCCACATGGAACCGCAGACGCTGCAGCTGTTCGAGCGGGTCCTGGGAACGCTGAAACCGCCCCCGAACCTGACACTGAGCCAGTGGGCGGATAAATACCGCCGCCTGTCCGCCGAAGCGTCTTCGGCAAAAGGCCAGTGGAACACCGACAACGCCCCCTTTCAGAGGGAAATCATGGACGCAATCGGCGATGTCCATATCCGCAAGGTGGTGGCGATGATGTGCGCCCAGGCCGGGAAAACGGAGGGGCTGATCCTCAACACCGTCGGCTTCTACATGAGTTACTACCCGGCTCCCATTATGATCGTGCAGCCCACCGTGAACCTGGGCGAGAGCTTTTCAAAAGACCGTCTGGCAACCATGATCCGGGATACGCCGATTCTCCGGGGGCTGGTGGACAACAAAAGCCGCTACTCCGGCAACACTATCACCAAGAAAAATTTCCCCGGCGGACAGCTGACGATCATCGGCGCAAACTCGCCGACCGATCTTCGTGGCCGCCCCATCAAAGTGCTGCTGGCGGACGAGGTGGACGCCTACAAAGCCAGTGCTGGCAAAGAGGGCGACCCGATCATGCTGGCCGAGGAACGCCAGACCACCTACTGGGATCACAAAACGGTGCTGGTTTCCACCCCGACCACCAAAGCCAGCAGCCGTATCCTGGACGAGTTCAACGCTTCCACACAAGAGGAATGGAACATTCCTTGCCCAAACTGCGGCAAGTACCAGCCTTTTGTGTGGGATGGGATGGTGTTCGACAAGGAGAAGTGGCCGGAGGGCGGCGTACAATACCGCTGCGCTGAATGTGGGTGCCTGGATAATGAGTTCAGGTGGAAGAAAAACAGCATCCACGGCAAGTGGGTGGCGGCACACCCTGAACGGAAAGTCCGGGGCTTCCACATGAACAAAATGGGGTCAACGCTCTGCGGCTGGAATGAGATCGTCGAGAAATTCATTGCGGCTGATCTGGACGCTTCCCGGGGCGACTACGAGAAGATGCAGGTCTTCGTGAACACGAACCTGGGTTTGCCGTGGGAGGAACCGGGCGAAACGGTAGAAACCACCGCCCTGATCGACCGCCGCGAGTTCTACGAGGCCGAGGTGCCCGACGGCGTTCTCTACTTGACTTGCGGCATTGATACCCAAGACAACCGCTTTGAGGCGGAAGTCGTGGGCTGGGGTATCGGCAAGGAAAGCTGGGGCATCCGATACCAACGTATTTACGGCGACCTGAAACGGGGCCAGGTATGGGCTGACCTTGACGATTTCCTTTCCACCACATGGAAGAAGCGGGATGGCACAGAGCTTTCCATCCGTGCGGCCTGCATGGACAGCGGCGGACATTTCCCGGATCAGGTCATCAGATTTTGCAAAGAGCGGGAAGACCGCCACATTTGGGCAATCAAAGGCCGCGGCGGTATGGATGTACCCTACATCCGAAACCCGACCAAGAATAACCGCGTCGGCGGTGAGCTTTTTGTGCTGGGCGTTGACACCGGCAAAAATGCCGTGCTTGCCCGGTTGAAAGTGCTTATCAAGGGTCCGAACTACTGCCACTTTCCGGCGGCAGAGGATGCAGGCTATGACGAGGCTTATTTCAAGATGCTGACCGCAGAGCATAAAGTGACCCGCTGGAAAGGCGGGCGCAAGGTGGAACGGTGGGAGCTGAAAGACCCGGCTCAGAAGCGCAATGAGGCTTTTGACATCAGAAACTATGCCACCGCCGCGCTGGAAATCAGCAATCCCCCCGGCCTGGAAATCCCGGGCGAGGATGCACCGCGCCCGGCAAAGCCGCAGCACCAGTACCGCAGAAGAAGATCGGGAGGAATTTAACCGATGTCGATCATATCAAAAGAAATCGCAAAGCAGCATTTGGAGATGTGGCTCAAGGCGGAGGAAGCAGTTTCTACCGGCCAGAGCTACCAGATCGAGCAGATGCAGCTTACCCGCGCCAGCCTGAAACAAATCCGGGAAAGCATTTCCTTTTGGGAGGGCAAGGTGGCAGAAGCCGAGCGGGAGGAACAGGGGCGGGGCAGAAACCGTATCTACCATTTCGCCCCGCATGATGTGTAAGGACGGTGGGAACCATGGTAAATATTCTGGATAAGGCAATCGCGGCGGTTTCCCCCATTGCGGGCTATCGACGCGCCACGGCCAGAGCAGCCCTGTCCATCCTGAACAACGGCACGGGCTATGGAAACTATGGCGCATCCCATACGTCCAGAGCCATGCGCAGCTGGCACGTCGGCGGCGGATCGTCAAAAGAGGACATCGAGGACAACCTTGATACCCTGCGCAAGCGGAGCCGGGATGCTTACATGGGTATCCCTCTGGCGGCTGGCGCATTGAAGACTTTGCGCACCAACGTAGTGGGGTCTGGTCTTGTGCCAACGCCGCAGGTCGATGCAGATTATCTGCATCTGACCGAAGAACAGGCAGACCAGCTGCAAGCGCAGATCACCCGGGAATTTAATCTCTGGGCAGACAGCACGGCTTGCGATGCAAGCGGCATGGACAATTTCTGGCGGATGCAGACATTGGCGTTCACCAGTTTTCTGATGAACGGTGACGCTTTTGCCGCAGTCCAGTACAGAGAACGCCCGAACTGGCCGTATGCTTTGCAGCTGCGCTTGATCGAAGCGGACCAGGTGTGCAGCCCTGGGCGTTCGGACCGACTGGCACCCTGCAAGGTGGGCGGCGAAGATGTGTTCCAGATCGTACAGGGCGTGGAAACAAATGAGGCCGGAGAAATAATCGCTTACTGGGTCGCCAATCGGCACCCGCTGGAATATGACAACCCGGTGCCGCTGGCATGGAACCGAGTAGAAGCCCACGACCCGGCAACTGGCGCACCGAACATCCTGTGCATCACGCAGAGAGAACGCGCCGGGCAGCGGCGGGGCGGTCCGATCCTTGCCCCGGGAGAACGGATTACAAAAGAGATTGCGGAATATATTCTGTATGCAAAAGAAAAAGGATGCTCCATGCAGGGAACCGAAGATCCGGCAGTGGAATATCTTCAGGTACTGGCATGAGTGGCAACAGGAGGTAAAGATATGCAAATGTGGTTTTCGGAATATCAT